TTATCAGTATTACCACATGATGGAGGTTCTTATATTCAAGCACCTTTCACTGATTGTACTAAAGAAGAGTTTGAACAATTATTCTCAAAATTACATTCAATTGATTTATCTAAAGTTGTGGAATTAACGGATAATACAGATTTAAGTGGTGAACTTGCTTGTTCTGGAAATTCTTGTGAAATTAAATAAGTGTGAAGTAATAAAAAAACCTCACAATCTTATATTTATATATAAAGAATATAAATTAAGATGGGATATATACAAAATAACTAACCTAAAAAATGGTAAGTTTTATATAGGCAAGACATCCAATATAGAACGAAGATGGAAAGAACATCAATCTTTGGTCGGTAAAAAAAGACATCCGTTTTATGATGCAATTTTACATTATGGGGTTGAGAACTTTATAATTGAGGTTGTAGATAAAACGGATGTATCTTTAATTGATGATTTGGAAATAAAATGGATATTAGAGACAAGAGCGGTCGAACTTGGATATAATATAACCAAAGGAGGGACAGGTGGTGATACATTTACTAACAAATCAGATGAATTAAAAAAAATCACTAGAAAAAAATTATCAATTGCTTCAAAGGAGTCAAATTCTAAAAACATAGAACTTAATAGAAAAAATGTAAGTGAGGGATTAAAATTTGCATTACAATCACCAGAATTAAGAAAAAAATGGAGTGAATGTAAAATTGGAAATAAAAATGGTAGGGCATTAGGTAGTGTTATAGTTACCGATTTAGAAGGTAATGAAACTAAATATGAAACAGCAAAAGATGTTGCAAAAAAGTTAGTAGTTACCGCCCATCTTATTAGAGAACATTGTAGGAATAATACGACCTTCCAAAGGGGGTTGTATAAAGGTTGGAAATTTAGATTTGAAATTAAGTAATATGGAAAACATAGAACAAAAAATTAGGGAGAAGGATAAACTTCTCCCTTCTTATTATTATTTTAACGAAAAGGGTTTATTAGTTTTTACTGAAGACTATCATTTGAGTAGAGGATATTGTTGCGGAAACAAATGTTTAAATTGTCCTTACGAACCAAAACACACAAAAGGTGTGACAAACTTAAAAAAAGAGTAATACATTATATTTATTGTTATGGCAGATGGTAAAACATACGGTATTGCGTTTCCTTTCAATCCTTCAACTGAAGGTAAGTATTTAAAGTTAACTCAGACGGCTAATGATGAAATTAGGACCGACCTAATACATTTATTATTAACAAGAAGAGGGTCTAGATATTTTTTACCTGAGTTTGGTACTAGATTGTATGAGTTTATTTTTGAACCATTAGATAGTCCTACTTTTAATAATATTGAGGAAGATATTAAAGAGGCTTGTGAGAAATTTTTACCACAATTAAAGATAACTAACATTTCAATTACTGCAGCGGCTAACGAAGAAGAAAGTACTAAAACTACATATATTACTCAGAATGATAATAAAGATGATAGAATATATAGAGTTCCTGGTACCAATACCAAAGAGTATACTGCGATAGTTAGAATTGATTATGCGGTTACCGAAGATGCTTTTGGGTCTAAAGATTTTATAATACTTAATATTTAAATAATATGGGAGAAAAAAGAATATCATATACAGTAAGAGATTTCCAAGCGTTAAGAACGGAATTAATAAACTTCACAAAACTTTATTATCCTGAGTTAATTGATAATTTTAATGATGCTTCAGTTTTTTCTGTTTTATTAGATTTAAACGCTGCAATATCTGATAATTTACATTATCATATTGATAGAAGTATTCAGGAGACAGTATTACAATATGCTCAACAAAAGTCTTCTATTTTTAACATTGCTAGAACTTATGGATTAAAATTACCAGGCCAAAGACCATCGGTTTCTTTGGTTGATTTTTCAATAACGGTACCTGCTAACGGAGATAAAGATGATGAAAGGTACGAAGGAATATTAAGGAGAGGAAGTCAAGTTGTTGGAGCTGGTCAAATATTTGAAACGGTAAATGATATTGATTTTAACTCACCTTATAATCCTCAAGGATTTTTAAATAGAACTAAAAAACCAAATTTTAATGGTAATAATGTATTAACTAATTATACAATAACAAAAAGAGAATTAGTTGTTAATGGGTTAACAAAAGTTTTCAAACAAACAATAACTCCAAATGATGTTAGACCATTCTTTGAATTATTTTTACCTGAAAAAAATGTGTTAGGTGTTACGGCTGTAATTCAAAAAGACGGTACTAATTATTCAAACGTACCTACGGCTCAAGAATTTTTAACACCAAATGGTAAATGGTATGAAGTCGATGCGTTGGCTCAAGATAGAGTTTTTATCGAAGACCCAACAAAACCTTCGGATATGCCAGGTGTAAAGGTTGGTAAATATATTATGACCAATGATAGATTTATTACAGAATATACACCACAAGGATTTTTAAAAATGACTTTTGGTGGTGGTAATACATCTGCTGATGACCAACTTAGAGAATTTGCAAGAACTGGGATAAATGTCCAAAGTATGCAAACTTATTTAAATAACTTTTCTTTGGGTAGTACTTTAAAACCAAATACTACTTTATTTATTCAATATAGAGTTGGAGGTGGATTAAGTACTAATTTAGGTGTTAAAGTAATTAATCAAATTGGTACAGTTTCATTTTTTGTAAATGGTCCGTCTGAGGCAACAAATACATCAGTTGTAAATTCTTTATATTGTGAAAACGTAACAGCGGCAATTGGTGGTGCGGGATTACCTACTTTAGAAGAAATCAGAAATTTTGTTTCATTTAATTTTGCAGCACAAGAAAGGGCGGTAACTGTTAGTGATTATGAAGCATTAATTAGAAAAATGCCGTCAACCTTTGGGGCTCCAGCTAAAGTTGCAATAGTTGAAGAAGATAATAAAGTAAGAGTTAAGATTTTATCTTATGATAATTCAGGTTCTTTAACACAAATAGTTTCGAATACCTTAATAAATAATATTGCCGAATACCTGTCTAATTACAGAATGGTTAATGATTACATTTCAATTGAAACTGCGGAGGTTATTGATTTAGGATTTGAATTATCGATTGTTTTAGATTCTAGTCAAAATCAAAATGTTGTTATTGCTTCAGTTATTGATAAGATTAATACTTATTTTAATCCGTTAACAAGACAATTAGGACAGAATGTTAATTTATCAGAATTAAATAGAATAGTACAATCAGAGAATGGCGTTTTATCAATAACGGCATTAAGTGTTTTTAATAATATTGGTGGACAGTATTCTTCTTCAGAAACTTCCATGGCTTATAAGGATTCAGCAACTAAAGAAATACAACCAGTAGACGGAACTTTATTTGCATTACCCAATCAGATATATCAAATTAGGTTTCCTAATAAAGACATTCGGGTTAAAGTTAAAAATTTCCAAGTGGTATCTATTAGTTAATAATTTATTTATTAGATAATACGTTTATGTTTATAATACGTGTATTTGCTCACTCAAAAATGCACCATCAACTATTTATCTTTTAAAGAGAATATTAATGGGTCAATCGTATAGAATAAGAACAACACCAGGTCAAGACAAAAACATTCAATTATTAATTGACCAAGATTTCGAACAATTAGAGATTTTATCTTTAAAAATTAGACAACAAGATGTTTACACAAGAATGTGTTCTGATTATGGTGTCATAGCAGGAAGAGTGTTTGCTAATAATGGATACGGAATACCAAATGTTAGAATTTCAATATTTATTCCTTTATTACCTGAAGATGAAGAAAACCCAGTAATCACGGCAATTTACCCGTACAAAAATTTAGAACAAAGAAATGAAGATGGGTATGTTTATAATTTATTACCTTATATACCATCATATTCAACACACGTTCCAACTGGAACTTTTCCAACTAGAGTAGACGCATTGACAAATCAAACTGTAGTTGAGTTGTATGACAAATATTATAAATTTACAGTTTCAACAAATGACAGCGGCGATTTTTTAATTTTTGGTGTTCCAATAGGGACTCAAACATTAGTAATGAATGTTGATTTATCAGATATTGGTCCTTTTTCATTATCACCACAGGATTTAATTAGGATGGGTATTGCCAATGAAGAACAATTTGATGGTGTTAATTTTAAGTCATCTTCAAATTTTCATGAGTTACCACAAATAATTACAATAAATAAAACGGTTGAAATATTACCATTTTGGGGTCAACCTGAAGTTTGTCAGATTGGTATTAATAGAGTTGATTTTGATTTAACAGGGGAAGCCAATATTGATATAAAACCTACTTCTATTTTTATGGGTTCTTTAATGAGTTCAAATGAGAAATCTGGTGTGAAACAAAACGGAAGAGCTCAAAAAACAACAGGTGAGTTATGTAAAATGATTAGTGGACCAGGAGAAATTATAGGAATTACTCAAACAATATATCAAGACTCTAATGGATTACCTGTTTTAGAACGAGCTAGTTTACCAAATGGTGGTCATCTTATAGATGGAGATGGAACATGGTTGTTTGATATACCAATGAATTTAGATTACGTGTATACAAATGAATTTGGTGATTTGGTATTATCAGAAGACCCAAGTGTTGGGGTTCCAACCAAAGGTAAATATAGATTTAAAATAAAGTGGCAACAAAGTAAAAATATTAATGAAGATTATAAAAGAGGGTATTATTTAGTACCAAATATTAAAGAAAAAGGTTGGGATTCGAATAATCCAAGTAATGACCCATTGGCAGGTCAGTTAGGTGTTCCTGCTTTTTATGATGCACAAACATCTTATGCGTTTAGTTTAGATTGGTCAGCATATACCACTAGTCAGGTTAGTGTAACTAATCCTGAAATATTAAGTATTATAAATTGTGAGGATTATTTTTATGAATACGATTACAATAAAGTATATACCGTATCTCAGTTTATTGATTTAGACAAAAGAAGAAAGAATAGAGAAAGGTTTATAGGAATAAAAAGAATTGATGATGATACCTGTGAAGATACTTCTAACCGATATCCTGTTAATGATGGTGTTTTTCATACAACTTTATCTTGGATTATTAATAATATTATAATAACAGTAATTGGTTTTTTATTATTTCCAATTCTTATTAGTTATAGTATTGCTGCATTTGTAATTAATCTTTTATTTAGAATTATTCGTGGGATTTTATGCCCTATATGTGGTATTTGTATTGGGTGGCCTATTGATTGGTGTCCATTTGAATGGATGTGTAGAGGAATAGGGTTAGATTGTGATAATAATGACCCACCATTAGGTCCGATAACATTACCAATGATAAATTACCCCGATTGTGAGGCTTGTGACTGTAATGATGATAGTGATAGTGAAGAAGGTGCGGTAACAGTACCACCAACACCATTACCAGTAAATAATACATCAGGAATTGGTAGATTTTTCACTAACTTTGATTATCAGGGTAGATTTAATCCTGGTATATATACTCCATTATATAATGGAGGAGGTGCTGGTGTACCATCAATTTTTCTTGGATTTCAAACGACAGATAGTGACCCTGTAATACAAATAGTGTCGGGTAGTAATTTTAGACCAACACATTATTTATTCCCTAATTTAACATATAGTTCTAATGACTTGCCTTTTAGTGAAAGAATAAATGCGTTTAATAATAAGGGAAAATATTATGATGACAACGGAGGTACAAATCAAATATCGGTAAAATATAATCCAAGTAACTCATCTAATTCTAATTCACATTATGATAATGTTATTGCGGTTGTTATTCCATTACCAAATGCTCAAACGGCTGGAAACTTTAGTGCTAATAGTATTTTTAGTTTCACTAATTTAACGACATCATCAGATAAGAATATTACAGGTAATACTCGTAATTTATATGGGACTAAAAATACTACAGGTACCACTACATATCCTGCGACAGTAACAATAACATATTCTAATCCATTAAATAAAGTTGGTAATTTACAAACAATATATACTCTACCTAATAATTTTACAGATGTTAAAGTTTATGCATTCCCATCGGATATCGAATATTTTCAAGTAATAACTGGAATGACTATGAGTGATTTTATTAATCGCTCAAAAGCAATTCCAAAAAATGGTTCCTTGGCAGATATAATGAAAGGTAAAGTGTATATTAATAAAACCGATAGTGTTACAAATACTACAATATTTAGTGTTGCGAATTTTTCTGACTGTATTGATACCACAAAACAATTTGTGGTTTTAATGCAAAGAGGTGTGGACCAATATTCACCGTTATATAATACCCAAATTGGGTTAGGAAAAATTTTCGGATATGAAAATACAACAGATGTTTTAATAACTTCGGATTATCGATTAAACATACCAATACAAGGAATTGACACCATTTTAGGTGGCGTGACAGGAGATGATTTATGTTTTCAAAATGACTTAGCGACTAACAACTCAACCCCAAATAATGGGAAACATATGTTTTTTCCATCTTATATTTTTACACCTGGAAATTATGTGTCGTATAGTACAGATAAGTTAAGATATTATTCAAGATTGGATAAATCAATTGCGATTTCAGTACCGCCTGTATTTGCTTCAAATCCATTAATTAATTATGTTAATGTCGGAGTAATAAATGGTGCGAGTGATTTAACCTCTAAAGTGAATAATGGATTTTATTTAGGTTTTGGAAATACAAATAATAACGGTAAAATATTTTATTTTAATACAACACAATCAAATACTTTAAGTCTAAATAGAACAACATCGACAGGTGCTATATCACAATCAATTCCAGGGTATTCTATTGGAGGTTCTTTAACAATCGGTCAAAAATATAAAATTGTTCAATATAATTCAGGGGATAACTTCATCCCAGGCGGGGCGTCTAGTAATAGTAGTGGAGTTATTTTTACATATACAGGGGGAACAATAACATGGAATAATTTTAGTAGGATATCTCGTTATGTTACTATGGGGATTTATACTACAGCATCAGGTTCCCCAAACCAAATCAGTATACCCGCAAATAATTGGAATTTAAGTTTCATTTCGTCATCTAATGACAGTTATGTTCATTTTGAGGTATATAAGAAAGATTTATCTAATGTCGAAACTTTTATATTTCAATCTAATGACGTACATATAACCACTTCATTGGCTGAAAACGTATTATCTCAATTGGCACCATCAACTACATTGATAACTACAGATAGAATAGTGATTAAGTTTGTTGCGATTAATACCGATTCAACATCCCATGCTTTAACAATTTCAACAGATAATAATCCTAAAACTTATTTATTAACGTCTTTTAATAGAGATGATGCTAAATATATTCCAAATGAATCATTAGTTGGGGGAAGTTATTTGTTTATGGATGCAAATGGTAATTCAACACAATTTAGTCCTATTTATCCCTCAATTACAACTACAATGTCTAGCTCATCTAGAATTGTGATGAGAGGGGACAGATTACCAAGTAGTGACACTATTGTGTCAGGAGATAATACTCCTTTATTACAAAAAAATAGTAATGCTCTTATTTATCATGTTTCAAATGGTATTGTAGATACGACTGGTACTTTGGGCACTAATATTGGTCATTATAATAGTGATATTGACCCATCATATACTGGTGACACAACGGGTTTGGATTCTAATATTTTAAATTCATTTAGTTGTAAAGCGATGAGAGATTTGTCTTGTTATAAATCGGATGGTCTTAGTTTTTATGTAGACCAGGGATGTTTAACTGATAAGGTGGTTAATGGGTGTTATGTTTTTGTTGATAGACCACTAATTGGTTTGTTTGGAAAAAATGGGGATTTAAAACAATTATCAGAATATATTTATAGGTTCAAATTTTATTATGCCTTGTGTCAAGGAGTGTTAAGTAATGTGTTTAATAATAATTGGATTAATGGTAATTTATATGCTTTTCCATTTAAAGTTAATACTTTTTATAATAAGTTAAATCAAGTTAGAAAAAGAGTTTTCCCAACTAAAGTTGTTATGTTACAATATGAATCTAATAATTTTTATTATAGGTCATCACCTTACACAACTCAAGGACAATTTATAGGTTCACCATATATTTCAAGTCCAAGTAACGGGGCTAATGATAGAAATTTAAAATATCCAACAACAATAATGAACTTAGGACCTAGAAGTTTGTTTTTACAAGAAATAACACTAAATGGTGATTTTAATGGATATAATGTTGATAAATTAGTTAATACTACATATAATAATCAAACAGATGTGACAAATTTGTTTGCAATAACTAGAATGGTAAATCAAGGTTTTTTGGCGTTCTTGGGGGCAGGAGGTAATATAAAAAGTTTATTTTCAAGACCAGGTCAAAAAGTGGATGCTGATTTTGCTCAAACATCTGCGGCTAACACCCAAATAGGTGTAGTACCTTTAGATGGTGAATATTATACATCAGTAAATCCGAATCCCAGTGTTGTTGTTGCGAATGTTGGTACGTCTAATGCAATGTTAGGTGTTTATTTTAATTCAAGTGAGGATGATTTACAAGTTAGAGATTATATTTCACCAGGAAGAACAATAAGGTATAATCCAAATTCAGGTTTATTTAGATATGACTATGAACCAATTAAATCTCAAGTAGTGCCTCATTATAAATGGTATATACAACCAGGAGGTGTTACTATTTTTGGATTAGAAAATAATAATTGGGCAACAAACATTTCAGATATTGAGGCGATTAAGTATCAGTCTATGGACAGAATATCTAGTAATTATCCTAAAGGTAGTACAATTACTAATGATTGGGATTATAGGGGATACTTGTTTGGTGAAACGTTACAAGAAATTGCGGTAACAAGTGGAACGTTAATTGTTGGTAGAATATATATAATTACTGATTATAATATTGGTGATAATTTTACAAATGTGGGAGCAAGTTCAAATGCTACAGGAATACAATTCACTGCGATAGGAACAACACCATCAGTTTGGACTAATGGGTCCACATTAGAATCTCAAGCAGTTTATCAAATACAACCATATCTAACACCAAACGCGGCCTTGACAGGGGCACCATGGTATTTTTATTTTGGATTGACAAAAGGAAATACTGCATTAAACAGATTTTTTGAAAAATATGTAGGACAAACAAATTTAAATGAGTAATAGAAAAGAAACACAAATAGTTTTAGGGTCTAAAAAATACCAAGGCTCAATAGATACTGATTTATTGGTTAATGTTACATTGGATGCGACTCAAAAAGAAATAGATGAGTTTGATAGAAATGTAGTTGTTAATTTAGCTCAAGTTTTTGATGATGAAAGACAAGAATCCTCAACATTTAGATTAAGTGCTGAGATAGATTTAATTTTTTTTAATGCGTATTCAGGTACAACTAGTTTAGGTAATTTAAATTATACTCCGTTTACAAATGTATTGTATTATGTTAACGCTGAAAATTCTTTTGGTAGTGTAAATTGGTCTGGATATCCACAATATTTTGAATTTGATTTAATTAGAAATGATAATAATGTGTCAGGATATACTTCACCTTTAAATTTACAATCACCTCATGTTGATTTTTATAATAAAAGTGCCTCAACATATAATTGGGGACAATATGTTAGTTATGGGTTTGAAAATGATTATAATAAAACTTTACAATATTATAGAACTCAAAATAACACAGTAACATGGAAATCAGGTGATGGGATACCTTTTTATATTGTTAATCCATTTTTTATGAATGGAAGAAGTTTAATATCATTTGTTTGTCCTGTTGAACATAATTTAAGTGAAGGTGAATTTGTTGAGTTAGATATTACAGGATGGAATGGATATAATGGTAATAAAGTTTTCCAAGTTTATTCTTTAGGTAATGAAGGTTATAATTCTGAAAAATATATTTTTAATATTTTTAATAATGGATTTACGGGTACATCGTTTTCAAATTCGTCTGAAGGTACCTTTAAAAGAATTATAGATATAAATAATTCTGCGGAAACAAAATCAATATATTACGTTAGAAAAAATAAAATAATTACAAACGTTAATGAAGCAATATTAACAAATGCGGGATTTGAACAAAATATATTTAATAATAAAAGACAATATGAATATAGTTCGTTAACTCCTGATACTACAGCAAGAATAGCAAAAAAAGAAGGATGTCAATCTTATTTATTAAGTTTTTCTAAAGATATTGATATTTCACAATATCGTGATAATGTGAATAGACCAATAACGGAATTATTTATTACGATAATTAATAAAGGTTATTTTGGTTGGTTTAATAAACCATTAAATCCTTCAATTAATGGGTATCCAGCATTAAGACAAGGATATAGTTATAATATTGACTATTCCGTATCACCTTATTGGTCAGTGTTAAATGAATCGGTTAATAAAACAAACATACCAACAAATAGTTATACTAGAACTGTTAACAATACACCGTTTAAATTTTATTATAATGATTACTTAAAAAGTGGTGACACAATAGATGGTGACTATTGTGAGTTTAATCAGTTTGAACAAAAAGAAAGAATTATTTCAGAACTGTTTCATAAGTTTGTTTTTAATAATGATTTATTTACTATAGATTATATTTTAAATGCAAATCCTGCAAATTTAATTAATATCATTCCGAACCCTGAAGGATATTACTATCAACCACACCATAGAATGCCATTAAGAGTATACTCAACTTATTTAGAGGAAGGTAGTATAAAAGATGTAGAGGGTAGTCCAGACTATTCGTATTACTCTAATTATAAAGATTCTTTAATTTGGAGGGATATATATACGTATGGATTTATAGATGATGAAGGTTACGGACTTGACTATCCTTTTGCAAATGGTACTCATTATCCATCAACAAAAATTGTTTTCAGAGTATTTCCTGAAGGAAATATTACAGAGAACATAACAACAATTTCTCAACCAATAACAGATGATTGCGAATAGATATAAAATATTATTACCAACGACTACCGATAAGGATATTGATATTCCTATTGAAATTAATTGGGATTTACTTGATAGAAGTGACAGTCTTGTTAGTTATGAAAAACAAACAGTTAAAGAAGTATTAAATCAAGATAAAGATTTTGAAGTTGCAAGATTTGAACATGCAACAAATCCTAATTCGTTATCTCCATATTTGACTGATATTAATTACGAATTTTATTTTTTACCATCTGGAGCTACTTCGGCATCAACAACAACAGATTGGGTTACGTCATATACTTGGCAGGGGTTTACACCTAAAGAAGTTTATTATTATGCAAATTCATTTAAAAAATCATTTTTTAAGTTAGATTTTTATGACTCAACAAATCAAAAAGACCAAACAAATTATATTACAATAATATTACCTACACAACAAGGTGCAACAACACCACAAATAATAGGATGGACAACTAATCAAATAAAAACACCAGTATTTAAATTAGATTTTTTGGGAGATAAAGAAGGGTTTTTTGTTTATTGGTTAAAAAATAGAGATTTCATTAATGTAAATACGTTTTACATGACCGCTAAATTTTTTGATGCCAAAACAGGGGTTTTTGTAAAAATGATGAATAGACCTCAATCTACTTTAACTGGAATAAATAAATTTAATTTTAATCAAGAAAAGTATTTTTATTATAAAGTAATTTTAGATTATAGTAATTATACATATAACGTTTACGATATTAATACTGGAACTGATGTATTAGTTGGGGATAGTTATAGTCCCATAAAATGGTATGAATATATAAATCCTTAATGGTAAACGAAGATAGATATTATATTAAAATTTGTCATGAAAATATTTTAAATGACTTACATCATCATCCATATACTGCGTATTCGTATACTATAACAGGTGTTACTGGAACATGTTGTTATGTCTCATCAATATCTAGTAGTACTGTGTTTGTTACAGGAATGACAGATGTTTATTTGTCAATGTCACAAGTTGTTACAGGGGGCACTAATGGAAATTCAATATTAACTGATTTAACAATACCAATTTTATTTAGAGAAACGGCAGTAGATGCGGGATACTATTCAGTTTTTGATGGTGCGATATTACAAGCGGATGTAGTTAAAAACTTTGTATTTTCAGCAACCACAACATTACCAAATAGATATTATTTTTATAATACATCTCAAAAAGAATTAAAAACTTTTTTAAAGTTATCAACTTATAATGTGGATTGGGGAGATGGAAAACCAAAAGACATAATAACCACAACATCACCAAATTTTATATTTCATGATTATACTAATAGTGGTACCTATCTGATAACATTAACTCAAACAACCCCATGGGGGGTCAATACAGTTAAGAAGAATGTCGTAGTACCATTTACTGGTACAACCATACCAAACCCAAATGGGACCGCTTATTTTACGTCTAATGTCGGTTCTTGGTCAGCGACGCCAATCTCTTATGATTTTATTTTTGATGGGGATGCGGTTAATAAAATATCAGTACAAACTTCTAATAATTATGTTTCAGTACCATTTATTGTGAGTGGATATACCACATCAAGATTAAATGAACTTGAAAGGTATGGGGTTAATAAATACTTAGTGAATGTTCCAATAATAAATAATGGGGATATTTTTGGTGTTGTTAATACTATTGGTTCTTCTTATACAGGATACACAATAGAAGGTACTCAATATTTAGACCTACCTGATGGAAACACAGTATACTTTTTTGACAGTTCAGGATTAACATCTAATTGGATGGTTCAATCTGCAATGACAAAGCAAGAATCCTTAATTAATATAGTTAGTGACCCTGAAGTTCAATCGGACATTTTTATTGAGAGAGGTAAGAATAGTGCGTTAGAAAGAATTGAAAGACTTGGAGAGGTTGACAACATTGGAGACCTGGAAGAGTACGGTTATAAGTTTTTTAAATTTGTTAATCAAAATAACTTTTAAAAAAGAGTAATAAACTATTTATTAAATAAAGAATAAAAAATGGCAATAGGTACATACGGAACCATAAGGCCTTCAGACGTTTCGCCTGAAGATGTTGAAATCATATTAAACTATACGGTATCGAGAGATGTGACCGATAATTTTACATTAAAAAAATTAAATGCTTCTAACATACTTAGACCTTATTTTAGTAATGCAAGTACTGGTGGAAATGCAGATATTGAAATATTAGGAGGATTATATAATTTAAAGTTACCAGCAAATGAGTTCAATCAACTTGGAATTTATACTTTATATGTTAGACCCGCACAAATAAGAACAACTATAACTGATTGTGGTGTTTTAAGTGCTTTACCAAATGTTAAAGGTATTGTTATTGATTTAAATAGTGTACCACCTGAGTATAAAAATAAATTTGTTGCACAAGGGTTAGTTGGGTTTAGAGTTGAATACTTAAATGATGACGGTACTAAAATACCTAATTTTTATAGAATTGTTACCTCCAACTTTTTTTGTGAGCCAGTATTACAAAATCTAACTAATACTTCTCAGAAGGCTATTAGATATAGATATGTTGAAGGGATTTCAAATTTAATGTTTTGTACTCTTACCCCTTCATCATCACCAACAAACAAACCAAACGCTACTCCATTTATTGGACAACCTGCACAAAATATTATTATAACAAATACTTTTTTTAATCCTATAACAATTGATATTGAAATAGTTGAGCATGATATCTCAACATTAGCAATTGCTCTTTACGGTAATCAAACCAAATCTATTGATGACGGAATATATACAATTTACGATTCAGACAATAACATATACAAACAATACAATTTATATGAAGTAAGAGATGATTTTAATAAATTATTATATGAAGTTAGAGAAGACCGAGGAAATAATATTGATTATAGTAAAAACTTTACAAATATTGCACAATAATGGCGAGAAAATTCTATAGATATCCACCAAGACCGTCTAGCGGCGCTGGAACTTTTTCCGATGATTTAGTTGGGTTTCAATTAACGCAAGGAGGAGGGTTAACCCAAGGTAATTTTGAGTTCACTACTTCTATAGTTGAAAAATCAAATAGACAATTTCATATAGGTGCGTTCTCAGAGCCAATATCGTTAGATACATTAAATGTTGAAAATGTTTTAGAATCAAGAGCAATTATTTCAAAAGAGTTTAGAGTCTATCCAAATTTTGATTTAAGTGAGATAACAAGATTTAATTTATATGGTTCTTTAACCAAAAGACTTTCAACATCTATACAAAAAATAATTAATTACTTTCCTGCTGCTATTGAAATTTATTCACTAAATTATGATTTCACGACAGGATATACGGCAACCAATTGTGTTTATGATGATATAGAGCATACAACAACTTTAGATGTTGATGTTGAGAAAATGTTAAATCCTTTTGACATTGATTTTTCAATAAATTCAACAAGAAATTTATACCTTAAAGAAAATCAAGTTTCACCGTTAAGAAATTTAACTTTAGAATATTCAAAATATTCTTTATTTATTGACGAAGAAGAATACCCTATTTTATTCTTAACGCCGTCATTTAGTGTAATGTCAGGTGTTGTTCAATTATTAGTAAGTGGTAATCCATTTAATAATAAATCAGAATCAACAAAAAGTTTGGTTATAAGACCTAATAGTTTTTATTCTGATAAATCATTTATAGAACCATTTGATGAGGTTGAACAGTTTTTATTAAATAGACTTATTGTACCAAAATATACTGCAACGTTTCAATTACCAAAAATTACGGATGATGGTACATCTTATGTTGATTATGCAAAAATAACGTGGCCTCTTGATGGTCTATGGAATTTAGATATTAGAACTGGGTCTTTTGATAACTACTTAAGTGACTTAAATGAAATTGCAAGTGCGTTAGATTCACTTAGGACTAACTTAATTACAAGATTTTTAACAACAGACGCATTTAAAGAATTTGATACTGATGACCAAAGGGTTCAAAAAATATTGACATTATATGGTAGAAGTTTCGATGATGTTAAAAAATATATTGACGCTTTGGCGTATATGAATTCAGTTAACTATACAGTTAAAAACGATATTCCATCACAGTTACTTAAAAATTTGGCAGAAACTCTTGGATGGAAAATTAATATATCACCAATTACTAATGACGATTTTTTAACATCTGTCTTTGGGAATGATAATAAAATACAATACCCAGGTTATTCAAGAGCGGTAACACCAACAGAATTAAATTATCAATTTTATAGAAATTTAATACTAAATTCTGCGTATCTATTTAAGTCTAAAGGAACTCGAAAATCTATTGAGGCTTTATTACGATTGGTAGGTGCTCCAGAAGCGTTAGTTGAATTTAACGAACACATTTATGTTGCGGGACAAAGAATTAATATGAGTGATTTTGATAGAAGGTATGCTCAAATATCTGTGGGTACCTATATTGAAGAATTACCTGTTTATAGTAGTCAGATTACATTCAAAGTACACGGTAAAACATATAGTGGATTCACGACAGAATTAATTAGTGGTGATGCAGATGTAACTAAAACTGATTATCCTATTGATGATTATGGATTTCCTAAGTCACCACCAGATACTGAAGATTTTTTCTTTCAGAAAGGTGCGGGATGGTTTGAATTAGTTAGAGACCATCAAAGTCCACAAAGAATAAATAAAAACTCTAGTGTGTTTACGGGTATGAATTTTAGTATTCAAACTGAGTTTGAACAATTTACTTATGGTCAAAAATATCTTGATAGATTTAGATACTTTCCATACATGAAGGAAGGTTTTAAATTAACAAAAATTGCGGATAACAAAAAGAGTTGGCCAGCAACTGATATTAATCTTAGAAGAGGAAATGGTGAGGTAGGTTATAATGCTTATTATTATACAGATAATGATAAATTAGTATTGAACGTTAAAAACGTTGATTTATTTTTAAATCCCGCTCAAGGGTTGTTATATGATGTTTGGTATATGTCGAGAAAATATAACTATCCAATACCAAGTACGGGATTAACAACACCATATCCGCATCCTGGAGGAATAGACAGAACATCAATTAATCCACAACCTCAGAAAAAATCATTCTTTGAATTTGCACAAACATTTTATCAGAATATGATTAATGTTAGAAATAGACAATTAATTTCTGATGGTAAAACTAGCGGATACCCAACATTACAATCAATATATTGGAAATACTTAGACTCTCAACAAGCGGTAGGAATACCAAATGATAATTTTACATATCAAACTATGATGGATTACGTTAATGGTTTGGGTGACTATTGGATTAGACTTGTAGAACAAATGATACCTGCAACTACAATTTGGTTGGCGGGAACAAAATACGAAAATTCTGCTTTCCATAGACAAAAATTTGTATATAGAGTTCAAAGAGGATGTCAATTGGTTGCGGTTCCTTGTATACCTTGTACATTAAAAGGAAATATATTTCCTAATAATTGTATTGATGAAACTATTGAATGTTATTTATATCCTTGGGATAATCCAAAATATAATAATATTCAAAATTTTAAAGATGTATTGAATCAAACACTTAATAGTTATATTTCTAATAATTCTTTAATTGGATGTAATACAAATACGTTATCAACTGATTGGTATTTGGATTTAAGACTTGATTCTCAAATTTTAATACAGGAAAAATTCTATACTGGATTAGGTGCGTTAGACGTTCCAACTAGTACTACATGGGTTAATGCTATTAATAATTATTTACCTGATTTAATAAACTATGGGTTAGATTATTTAGTTAGTGGAAATACTTTGTATGTTTCTAATTCAGGGTGCGAACCTAATTTTTTAAATAAACAACTCCAACTTAATGTTGGATTAAACTTATCAATAACTTGTAATTAATGGCATTATTAGATTATACTTTATCAATAACTGGGGATTGTCAAAACAGTTCGTCAGGAGTGTTAGAATTGTTCCCAACGGGAGGTTCGAATACGGTGTATACTGTTGAATGGTATAATCCTAATTTAGGTACTGATACCACGGTTAATTATGGGGATAGCTCAATTAGAACGGGGTTATCCGCAGGAACTTATCAGATATTAATTACTGACTCTACAACATATCCAAATGAACACTTATATGTTAATTTGTTTGTGTCTTCAGGGATTTGTATGACAACGTCTTCAGTTAATACTACTTGTAATGCTTCAAATGGTATTTTAATTGTTACTGCAACAACAACAAATAATCCTGTTCAATATGATTTATATAGTCTAACAAATGGTTTTATAAACACAATAAGTACTGGAAATGGGTTTCAGATTTTTAATAATTTAAGTGCAGATACCTATTATGTTGAAACTTTTGATAATGGAGGTTGCTCTGGAAGTACATCAACTTGTATTATAAAATCCTCGGATACGTTTGACTATGGATTTTATGTTATAAATGATTCAAATTGTTTGGGACATACAGGTAAATTATATGTTACAGGTCAAACAGGTACATCACCATATACCTATTTATGGTCTAATAGTGGGGAAACAACATCATCAATTAGTGGATTAACTGCGGGTACTTATTCGGTTAATGTTACTGACAGTAATGGATGTTCAAAATCAAAATCAGTGTCAGTTGCGAATGTTGGTACGGTAGGAATAGTTTCATTTGTATTAAATCAACCAAGTTGTTTTCAAAGTGATGGTTCAATAACTGCGGTGTTAAGTGGAGGAAGTGGTCCGTATTATTATTCATTATCAAATGGAGATAGTCAAGTCACATACTCAACAAATCCAACTTTTAGTGGTTTATCAACAGGAACTTATACTTTAAATGTTTTAGATGCTGGGTTATGTACCACTAGTGGTGTTACAACATTATCAACACCAAATTCATTTGCACTTATTGGTGTTAGTACTAATTCCACCACTTGTGGTAGGAATGACGGTAGTGTTAATGTTACAGTTATTGGAGGATTAACTCCTTATACATACACATTAACGGATAGTTTGGGAAATGTTAGAACAAGCGGAACGTCATCACCATCACTAACTTTTATAAATGTTCCATCGGGAACATATCAAGTAGGTATTACCAATCCTAGTAGTTGTTCATATCAAACAACCGTAACTGTTCAAGACCACAGTCAATTTGACTTTACGGCGACATCTGTTAATACAACATGTGGATTACCTAATGGTCAAATAACTTTAACTGTTAATAGTGGTGGTTCATATAGTTATCAAGTTAACGGACAACAAGTAAATACAACATTAACCGCAGTTACATTTAGTGCGTTAACTTCTGGACTATATACCGCAACAATTAGGAATCAAAATGGTTGTACACAAACAACTCAATTATCTATAGGTTCAAGTACAAATCTGAACGTTATATTAACAAATACTGGTTGTGGTAATGGTAGTGATGGAACAATAAATGCCATTATAACAGGTGGGGTATCTCCGCTTAATTTGAGTTGGTCTCCTAACGTTAATGGACAGACAGGTGTTTATGTTACAGGATTATCGGGAGGAACTTATAGTCTATCGGTTACAGATTCCTCAGGGTGTTCGGCAAAAACACAAACAATAATAACTTGTGATAAAAAAAATACATCATATGAGTTGTTTAATGTTTGTGAAGATAATTTCACAAATACTCCATCATCAAAACTTGGATTGTCACAGATGTTAAATCAAGGATATTATGATTTAACTAAAGGAAATATTGACTGTGTGTTAAATAGTGCAGATTTTATAATTTTATTAAATGTCGGAGGAACTGCTTATACAAGTAATTTTTATACGACAACCTCACTTTTAGATTATCCGACTGACCAAGAATATGTGGATGCACTAACAACATTATTAGATAGTGTACCTAATATGGGTTCAATAATAGTTAATTTAACATCAAATCTTATTAATTTAAATAGTGATTGTACATTTATTTTAGGTGATAAAGAAGTAACAATTAAAGTTGAGGTTGATTATGATGTTTGTTGTGAGAATTTCCCTGATTGTTTAATTGGTACATTAAACAATGGTAACGTAAGTTCATTAGTTCTTCTTACAACATATAATGTTATAAATGGTTATCCATCTTGGGAAGGAACTATCAATGGGTGTAATGTAATAGTTTACTTCAACGAGGGAAACAATAGGTGGGAGACATCTGGATTTATACCACCATGTGGAAATGGTGAACTTTATAGGGTTGGTAGTCCATTAGGGTTATGGGTGGATAGTAGTGGAATTTTTGTTTTTAATACAATTCCTGAAAATTCTGGTAATTGTATTATACCAACTTCGACTCCAACACCAACACCAACTAATACTCAAACACCAACTCCAACTAATACTCAAACGCTAACACCGACACCAACAAGAACACCACCACCAACACGAACACCAACACGAACACCAACACCAACTCCAACAGCGACAGTAGCATACATATGGTCAGGACAACCTATTTGTCAATCAGAAACAATGTTTGAAATTAGGAAAGTTATAACAGGTTTATCATCACCAGCCGAACTTTATTATGAAAATGACCCATTATCACCAATATATGGTAGGGCTTATGTTGCCGATTATGATAACTATATTAAAGGTAATGTATATTGGTTTGACCCAGTTACTGCAACTACTGAGGCACATATGAATTATTACACAGGATTTTCTACCGATACTAATGTACGATTAAGATATACTTCTTTATATAATACTGTGATTGACGAACAATATAAAAGAATATATTTTGTTGGTTCTAATTTTACTACTTGTAACCAATCAATACCTACTGGGACTATGACGGGATTAGTGGTGTATGATATGACCGCAAATACTCACAGCACTCCTGTAGTCTATGGAAATACACTTGCGTATGCTAGAGGTATATTACTTGTAACAACTAATTATATTTATTTAAATATTCCAAATTTTGTATATCCTAC